CCCACAGCCCACACACCATAGACCACGCCTATCATTAGACCTGCTTTGATAGAAACAAATGCAGTACTCATTGTTCGTGGTACGCTTGACATGGTATCACCCAACCCTGAAGATCGGCTCATCACTTACACAGGGAGTCAGACATGATCGCAACCGCAACCACCACCGCTAAGGCCACTGCTCGTGCAGTGCGTATTTGGATCGAAGGCGCGAAGCTCAACGCAGCGGGATTCACTCCCGACACTGCATACGTCATCAACTCAAGACTGCGGGCCGATGCCTTGGTCTTGATGGTTGACGCCAACGGTGACCGCCGAGTGACCAAAGCCACCCGCAATGGTAAGGCTCGCCCAATCATTGATCTGCACTCAAAGGATGTCGCAGCAATGTTCCCAGCGGGAACCAAGGTGCGAGTCGCATATCACCCCAACCAAATCGTCTTCACGAAGGAGTCCTAAAATGAATGCAACCTACACCCAAGGCGACGGTAAGTGGCACAGTGAGTACATGGCAATGGTAAAGACCATGCCCACCGATTCGCTGCGCTATGTCATCCAAGACTGCCGCAACGCTATCGAAGCATTGCCTGAGAATCCCAAGTGCGAACAGTACACGGACGAGATCCACTACTGCGCGATGGAACTGCGTATCCGCAACGAGGCAGCAGCACCCCATGACAACGCCGTCACTGCACAGATGGCATTGCATGCAGCGATATGTGACAACCCAACACACCGTCACATCGCCGCAGCGCAAGACCAGTTCGATATTGCAGAGCAAGCATACGATCATGCCGACTACGCGCGATGCTCCGACGCTTGCCGTGTTGGGCTTTTCTTGCTGGGCTTGATTGAGTGGGGGGTGAAGTAATGCAGTTACTCGCAAACATTCTTTTTGGACTGGGCATGCTTGCAGTGTCGCTACTGCTGATCACGTCAGGACTCTTCCTGACTCACGCCTACTACATCTCACCTGAGGGAGCGCATTGGATATTTTCCTTCACCGCTCCCCTATTCATCCTGCAAGGCTACGGCATGGTCGTGGTCTGGGTTTTACAAATTCGAGGAGACATCTAATGGAAACAATCGAAACCTATCGCGTGACTGAGGGCGAAGACCGCCGCGAGTTCACAAACAAGTTCGACGCGCTGCGCTGGGCAGTGCGGTCTGAGGGCATGGTTGAGGTGTCACTGTGGCATCACACCGGCCTGCGAGTGCAAAACGGCTTCGCCTACAAAGGCGAGAACAGCCTCAAGATGGCGGATAGCGTCGTGCTGAACGCTAACGCTGATCACCCTTGGCTAACGCTGCACCCTGTGACTTGGGTGGAGTTGTACAGCGTAGTGGCGGAAGACCTTGCCCGCGCCGACGGCGTCACCTTGGACACCTACACGTCCGCCGAGGGCGACCAGTACTACACCGACAAAGGGCAAGACGCCTTTGAGGAATTCGTGACACAAGCCGAGCAGTTGATGACCGACTCAGGCCTGACAAAGGGAGAATACTAATGGCTAGTTTCGACAACAAAGAGCAGTGCGATTCGTGCGGCGAGTATCACCACGAGCGCAGCATGAATTTTGATAGGTTTGGTTCTTTGTGCTTTTCATGCTCTGACGAGCGCGACCTAGAAGGCGCACAGTCATTTATGGCGCACCTTACCGATAGCGGGTACGAAATCATCCACACAGGTGGAGGTTGCACGGCGTTCAACAAAAGATTCGGCTCATGCACCGTCATGGTCACCCAAGACGCAAGCCACGAAATCATCCCCGAATACATGTCTGACCTTGGGTTGGTGATAGGCGTTTACCCCGACGATCTCGAAGGGCAGCACCTTTTCTTCCTTAACCCAACCCACACCAACTGGGAAATAATCTGCGATTCAGTCGCAAAAACCGAAACAGCCGCAAAAGCTCTGAACAGCATCGCAGCATTCCAAAAAATCGAAGCGTAGAGGACATGACAATGAGTGATTCCAAAATGACCGAAGCTATCTTGCAGACCGCAGCCGACCTCACAGTGGGCGTAATCATCGCCTACCTTGAGGAAGAAAACCCCAATGGGTTTGACGAAGACGGCTACCCGATAATCCACGACCTAGGCGACCCGACCGCCCTTGAGGACGCGATACACACGCTCACCGAGTGGACACTCAACTGGCACGATCTAGGGGAACCACCCACGCCCGCACGGTGGGAGATCTACACCGAGGCAGGTTATGCCCTAGAACTGCTGCACAGGGTGCAGGAAAATTTTGCCCCTGATGAGATGCGAGGCCTCAAATACTCCGACTATATCGGCTCCTGGTTTTTGCCGGATATCGAACGCAACTGCACGTTTAGCAGTGAGGGAATCATGGCCCGACTGAGGGAGACCGCACCCCTCTTTGGGTTTGATGACCAAGACATTCTCGAAATGTGGGTGCTCATCAAAGAACTCAGAGTTGCACCCAGAAGCGACCAAGCGTAACATCTAATACAACAACCAACGAACCATAGGAAAACCAAATGAAAGCAGAACTCAAAAGAAAAGTAGTTGACCAGTTGATTGAGATCGTCGAGGAAGGCGGATCATTTCAGGCTGGGTTCTCATCCCTCGCGGGACTGCCAACCAACGCCGTGACCGGCAACAAGTACACCGGCTTCAACGCATTTTGGTTGTCGATGCTGGGATGCACCAAGGTGGCGACAATGAAGCAGTGGGCAACCATCGGATACACTTGCGAAGGGCTAGGCCGTAAGGACAGAAACGTAGGCATACCGATCACTCTCGGCTTCTCGGCTTACGACAAAGAGGAACGTCCCGATGGCACTACCGCCAAGGTATATAAGGGCAAGCGGTTCTCATCCGCTACCGTTTACCGTGCCGAGGACGTGAAGTCATTCGAGGATGGCTCACCCTATCCAATGGACACTGAGGGCATGGTCGATGAGACGGTGTCCGACGCTGAGATAGAGGCATTCATCGCCAACTATTATCGGGTGTCAGGGGTGAAGGTTACTCGCAACGCCACAGGTGGTGCGTACTACCGACCATCCACCGATACCGTGAACATGCCATTGCCGGAGCAGTTCAACAGTACCGACACTAGCACCGCAACCGAGAACATGTACTCGACTGAGCTACATGAGATTGGGCACTCGACAGGACACAAATCACGGCTCAATCGTTTGACCTTGACCAACACCAAAGGCTACGCCTTCGAGGAACTCATTGCTGAGATCACGGCAGCGTTGCTCTGCGTCGAGTTGGGCATAACAAGCGAGGCGCGTGACGATCACGGGCACTACATTGCCTCATGGCTGATGGCACTCGGCAACGATGTTGACTACGTCTTCAAGGCCGCAGCCGAGGCCCAAAAGGCGGTGGATTTCATCCTCGCCACCCAAACCCAATCCGAAACTGAAGAGGCCGCATAGCGGCCCATAGGGACAACCAATGACACATGAACATCTAACCCAAGTATGGGATGGCTTTTGCAAGATGAGGTTTTTGCCTCGCCTATCTGCCGATGAACTCTTCGCGCAGGATTATCTGTCAGAAAGCGAACGTGCTTTTGTAGGCATGTTTATCAAGCTGTGGGAGAAAGCGGAGGGCGCACAGTGATTACGAATGATTTTTTGGTGAATAACCTCTTGGAAATCGACGCAAGGTTAGCCGATGAAAGCGATTACGAATCCAACCTGAGGCCTAAAATAAAGGAGCTCCTGGATTTCTTGGTCGAAACAGCGCGTGATTTGAAAATAGTAGAAGAAGGAAAGCTCAATGAGCAACGTCACACCAATCAAGGCGAAGACCCACGCCAACAGTGCCGAGTTACTGGCCGAGGCTGGCATAGCCGATTCAAGGGTTCACGAGCTACGCAATGCTCTGATAGCCACACACAGGGCTTACTGTGCCCTTGACTCTTGGGGCCGTAATGACTTCAAGAAGCTCTGTGGCGACCGCAAGTTCCACGAAGTGCTGGTGCTCATAGCATCAGTTGAAGACCTCAACACCGACCTGTAAGGACTGAATATGGATATGGATCAAATCCTAGACTCCCTTGATCGAATGATCAGCGAATGGGAACAGCAAAGTCTCGTGGCGATAGAGGCCGAGGCTAACTTCAAATCGTTTGAAGCATCGTCGAAGAAAGCTTTGATTGATGTGGGCGACAGTGCGGCCAAGGCCGAGGTGTTTGTCAGGGCAATGCCAGCGTGGACAGAAAAGTACAAAGCCTTGCAACAGGCGAATCTGTCTGTCGAGGTGCTGAAGAAGCGCATCATGGTTGCCCAGTTGACGTTCGATGCCGAGCGCACCAATCGAGCAGACAAGCGGAGGATCGTATGAGTCAGCAGTTTAACCATGACCTGCGCGAAAGGGTGATCAGGATCGAGAAGATCAGCGAGATCCAAGAGATGCTACAAAACATGGCGACACTGATGATCGCCTACCCTGATGCCACCGAGGATCAGTCCAACGAGTGGCTGACTGCCTTGAATGTGTGTCGGGTGGAGCTCCGCCGCCGACATAAATCCAGGCAGGTACGTCAAGGCGTAAGGAGTTGAGAGAATGGTGATGCAGATTGATAAGAATGTGCCGATACCGCCGAGGGGCGGGGTCAACAAAGCAAACAGCAAGCATCAACACCTAAACAAGATTATCGAATCGTGGGAAGTAGGCGACAGCGTGGCTTTTGAGTTCGTTGCAAAAACTACAGGAAAGGACAAACGGTCTTCCTATTCGCTCGAAGCAAGAGCTCTCATAAGCAGGGCAAAAAAAGCTGGGCAAAAAACATCAACGCGCGTTATCGCTGATGAAGGCGTGATTCGAGTGTGGAGGGTGGAATGATGAGAGTGCTGGATCTATTCAGTGGGATAGGTGGGTTCTCATTAGGGCTGGAGGCTGCCGGTATGGAGACCGTAGCGTTCTGTGAGAAGGATTCATTCTGCCGCAAGGTATTACAACAACACTGGCCTGATGTGCCGGTATACGAAGATGTGAGGGCTTTAGATGGACGAGCATACCGAGGTTCAGTTGACGTTGTTTGCGGAGGATTCCCGTGCCAACCCTTCTCAGTTGCAGGACTCAAGCAAGGCAAGGCAGATGACCGTCACCTCTGGCCTGAAATGTTACGAATCATTAGCGAGTGTAGGCCGCGCTGGGTTATTGGAGAAAACGTTTCTGGGTTCATCAACATGGCACTCGACGATGTGTCATCTGACTTGGAAAACGAAGGCTACGAAGTCAGGACGTTTGTACTTCCAGCTTGCAGCGTCGATGCGAGACACCGCCGAGATAGAGTCTGGGTTGTGGGCCACGCCATCAGCGAGCATGGGTGGAGGGGTTCCGACAGACGCGGAAGCGCGGGGTTGGAAGTGGATGGGGACATACTGGATGAGGCCGGACGGCAGCAAATTCCAGACTCAACTGATAGATCAGGCGCGGATGTGGCGAACACCGATGACATCCGACTGGAAAAACATGGACTCAGCAAACCAACTCAGCCTAGCGAAGCAGGTCAAGGAACCCAAGTTGTGGCCGACACCAACGGTCAGGGGGAACTACAACAGGGCGGGACTGAGCGCGAGGTCAGGGGACGGGCTGGCAACGGCAGTGAAGAAGGCAACCCTATGGCCCACCCCTACAACCAGGGACTACAAGGGAGGGAGGAAACCCGAAACGCTGAAGGCAAAGGGACGGCTACCGTCGAACAGCCTACCCGACTCGGTGAACTCAGCGGCGGGGGAGACTGGCCCCCTGAACCCGCCGTTCGTCGAATGGCTCATGGGGTTCCCAACAGGGTGGACAGAATTAAAGCCTTAGGGAACGCCGTAGTCCCAAGGCTAGTGCAGGTGATAGGTGAATTGGTTGTACAGGTAGACGCTAGTCGTGGTACGCTGTATGCTTCACACAACAGCGGCAGTAGCCGCGAACCATCCTAGCCACGATGTAAAACTTGCTTGCGGCGTCCTGAGCACGACGAGAAAAACTGCTCACACTGATTTCAGCCCAGTGGCTATGTGGGTAGTCACCGCGATGCAATCAGCATCAACCTAATAGGAAACCAGGAGATTGATATGAAGTTTTCAGAAAAGAATGTTCGGGATATTCGCAAGGTACTAAACAACCACGCCATTGCTCGAGCGGCAGACGGCGGCATCAAGATGTCAGCGGCGGTGCTTGGCATGGCGACTGAGATTGGAGTGGATCGCAAGACCTTAAAGGATTTCATCGAAGGCACTGTGGCTAAGCCATCAAGCGCGACGATGAAGAAGTTTGATGGGTGGCTTGGAGAGAACCCTGAGACGGTTGAAAAACCTATACCCACACCTAAAGAGATTGATGATCTTGAGCAGAAGATCCGCGACCTTGAAGCCTCTGTGGAAACATGGAAGATTCGCTACGAGGCTGCGCGAAAGAACCTTCAGAAGTATTCCGAACAGATTGCTCAACTTGAACCGGCAAGTCCAGATCATGCCGACAAGTACCAAGTGGTTGATCCCGAGAACTCTTACTGGATGCAGAACTCTGACGCCTACATAAAAGTGTTTACGCACAGCGATCAAGATGATGACAAAATGCGGCTGTTTACCGTGCCTATCCCCAACTTAGTCGAGGTTATGATGGCCATTGAAGGTGAGTCGCACGATGAATCGCAGGATCGCTTAGCAAAACTCAACGACGAACGGAAGCAACTGGTAGTTAAATTGGCAGATCAAATCGCAGATCTATACGAGACATGCGGATTCCCAGATCAATACATTGGGGTCGATGTAGTAACGTCTCGACGGCACATAGGGTAAGGGGTTCTCATGGAAAAGTTGGTCACATTGAAGCTAACCGAATCTGAAGTCGATGCTTTGGATCGTTTATTTCGGGGGTCACGCGATGACCCTCGCGTTCACGGCGCAATCGGAACCTGCTTCTGGTTCCACGGGATAAAACCTGAAGATGAAAAAATCGTTAAGGATGCTTGGAGTTCAATTCAAACTAAGCTGGGAGATCTCAAATGACAGTGATGGATGAGATGGACAGGCTCATGGAGTTAGCTGATAAGATCACGGACTCACGCGAAGAAGTAGAACCGCTGAGAGATAAAGGTTTGTTTGAAGTCACGATCATAACCAAGACCGACTCAGGGCTTGTCAGTAAGACATACAAAAGAATCACCCTGATGGACGTTAACCTTCTTCCAGAGATACAGTCCGACTCAGTGGTTGAGTCTATGTCGATCACAAAAATGAAAGGTCAGCACTCGACACCTAACCTGATTGTTCACAATCAAGATAAGCCCAGGACAAAGGGCAAGTGGCAGCGAATAATCGAGACACTGAGCGTGGGTGAGTCAATTGTAATTGATGAGAATGAAGACCACGACCCAGACAAAAACGTTCTTCGAGCGATAAGGCAGGCCGCCGAGTCGTTGGGCATGAGCGTGGAAAGCAAACGCTTGATAGGCAATAGACGGGTTGTCAAGCGAACGAGATGAGTCCCTTAGGTTGCTCAGGCGACCGGCAGCGTCAGGGCAGGGGAGACATACCCCCTTCCTACGAGAGAAATAGAAGTGATGTAGTGGGTAGGGACGTAAATTTCAGCCCGAATCATTTCAACTGCCGGACTTCCACCAGATAAAAAAGAACCCCACTCACACACAACGGAGGATGCTTTGTGTGAGCAGGGTTCACAGGGGTGTTGAAATGTGTCGAAGGAGAGAGGACACGAACATCAACCCACATAGATTGTCAAACAACATGACACGGCGCAAGACCCCAGTGGACTACCGTAGATGAGCCTCATCAAGGTGTTGCAACCCTTTTCTGAAGTTGTCGATGAAGTTCTCATGGACATCAAGGTCTTTGGCTATGATCATGCAAATGCTGACCGCATCATCCTCGCCAACCCCCTCCTCTAAACAGTGAGCAACATCTCGGAGCCGCATCAACCCCGATGTCATCATTGATGGCGGCTTCTTGTACTTGCTACTGCCAGTGGTGTCAGCGGGGTTGAGGCTCTTCACAAAGGCACCAGCATCTACAAACACCTCGAGCAAGAACTCCGCCGCCCGATGCTCTGTCGTTGTGATACGACCAGCTTTCAGCATCCTGTCAATGTTCAACTGGTCAGTTATCCTGGCTCTAATTGAGCCGTCCTCACCTTGCTCCAGCGTCACGTTGTGATGCTGATGAGTTGCTTCGTTGCCCACATCATTGATTGGTTTGTCAGAAATCCCAGTCGGCGTCTGTTTCATGGTAGTCCCCTCGTCCTTTCATGCCAGTAAACACCATTGGGTCTGGCTCGTATTCACGATCTTTGTATCGTCCGGTGACAGGGTCATATTGTAATTCAGCCTGACCAACAGAGCCTACCCACTTAAACCTGCATTTCCAGCTATGCACTTCGATGTGGGTCTCCTCTCGGTGAACGGTGATACCGCAATCAGCCTTTGCAAACCATGCTGCACTACCACTGATGTGGTTACCGTTGGGCACTGGCATTTTGCCCTGATCATTCGCCCTCATCTTGGCGGGGTGAGCAATGAACCAGATATGCAGGTCATGACTACGGGCAAACTGAACCATGCGAGTAAGCATTTCACTGATCGCTTGGTGCTCTTGTTCCATGTTGTTTTGAGCGATGTAATTGTACGGATCAACCACTAACCCACGACAGCCCAGCCTCATCACAGCCTGCTTCGTGCGCTCTATGATGTTATCAATGGTCGCTGCCTCGCCGTCCTTGCTCTCAAGGAAAGCAAAATGATCGTTAACCCATCCTGTAGCCTCATCTAATTCAGACCGGCTCATGCGCTCGTGTGCCCCCTCAAAGAATGGTTTGCGAGCATGCTTCTCTGCAAGCTTGATAATGTGCATCGGCGGCGGGTTCTCAAACGAGGCAATGGCAAACTTCCATTGATGTTGTTCCGCAAGATTAACCAAGACCGCGTCAATGAACTCAGACTTACCCGAACCAGGCTGCCCTGTGACGATGGTCAGTTGCCCTTGAAGGATAGTGTACAAACTATCCAGACCATTGAAGCCAGTGCTCAGCCCGCCCATCAGGCCTTTATCGTAGAGAAAACTCACGTCATCGGCGTAGTCACTAGCGGAATACACCCCAACCAAAGGTGTCGGAACCGCCTCGTCAACCAACCTGCTTAGCTCTTCGGCACCGTGCCGTAACAGAATGTCGTTGGAGTCTTTGCAGTCCTCAGGTATCTCAAGGTGATAACACTTTGCACGACCGACACGACGCATGATTTCTTCGCCAAGTGCTGCGCCTGGTTCATCATCATCCATAGCCAAAACAATTCTTTCGGCCTTTTCCAGAACCTCTTTTGCCGACCACAGGTAAGCAAACTTGCGGTCTTCACTTGGCTCCACCTTGCTGTTGCTGACCTTCTGGGGTGCGCCATTTGGGACGCTCACTACTAAGGTAGACGAGGACTTGTCGATGGCAGAAACAATAGCCAAACAGTCAAACTCCCCTTCGGTAATGATCACCGTCTGAAGGTTATCTATGTCAGCGTTCTCTATGCCCCAAAGCGTTCTTGCGCTGCCATCTTGAATGAAGTTTTTCCCTTCAACTGATCGCCACTTGATGGCTTCTTTGTCACCGTAAGCGAACCCAATAGCGTTAAGCTCGCCCTCGCCGCTGAAGTATTTGGTGCCAGCAACGATCTGATAACCGTCAACTAGCTCTGGGTCTATGCCTCTGTTGCGTAAGAACGCATCGGCTAGTGCCTTGTCTGATGTCTTGGGAAAGCTTATTGCCTTCACAGGAGCCTTTGGCTCCATGCTCCAATCATCTTTCTTGTCGGAACTCACCTTGCCGGAAAGCTCGCAGTGCCAGCACTGAAACAGGATCGAGCCTGCGTCGGGCTGTATGTTGAGAGTCTTCTCATTTTTCTTCTTCCTGTCTGGTGAACAGACCGGACAAACGTGCCGACCGGCACCCTGATTTCGTACAAAGTATTCTAAATCTGACTGGTTCAAAGCATCCTCCTTGTGAACCGTTGAATTTTGTGATATCAAACGAGAACGCCGTCACCGAGAACGTACTCACCCAACTAAAAGTTGGAAGAGAACGGAATCAATGAGAACGTTCTCATGCAGATAGCAACCTTCTAATCACACTCCTCACCGCTGTATCTCTCCTTACCCCCAAGTCCTCTCGGACTGTCAACAAAGCCGCACTCGTCAGCTCCGTCGCATCCACACCACACGCCTCACAAAAGGTAACCAGGCCACCGTCTGTCATGAAAAACTTGATCGCGTCAGATCTTATTTCCTGATCTTTGTCAGCTAAGTCCTTCACCGCCAGCTTCAACACAGCCAACGCTGTATCTTTAGATGACTTCGACTGTGATTTCTGCCCTTGGTTCTTCCTTGTCGAGTCCATGATAGATGTGCTTCTCCTTAACCTGTCTATCGTTCGTGTAGGCAAAGCCTTCTAAACAATCAAGGATTACTGACTCATCCAGATCTGGGCGGCGCGTCCTGTACCAGATCTTCATCGTCACCCTAACGTCGCCCTCAAGCAGGTTATCTAGCTTGGGGCACTGCTGGTTGAACGCCTCAACGTAATCCCTTGCCTTCTGACTTTTGATAAACCGAGGCTTGCCTCGAAAGGTCACAAGCTTTCTGCTGTTGGCCTTGCTGGCAGGTTCTCCGTATATCGTGGTCTTGAAGATGTTGCACATGGTATCGTGGCTCGTTATACTTCGCAAGCTAACGGAGGAAACGTATGAGCAAGATCGGAAATTTTGTTTTTGAACAGGAAGATTGTGGTAACGCGATCTACAACGAAAGCGACAGGAGCTATGACTTTACAAATCAAACCAAACGTGAACATGGAAATGAAGGCCAGTGGAGAACCGATCCCAACGATACCTTGGGACTCAATGTTTTTCAAAGATGCCTTCGACATACCAGTCCAAGAGGACTCTATAAAACGGAAACTCCAAGCAGTTCGGAGTGCCTACAAACGTTATCTACTGAAAGAAGCGAATCCCCCAGAACGAGAGTTCTATATCGGAAGGCAATACGTCGATCAAGAATTGGTCGTTCGCGTATACTGTAAGAAGGGGCCGATTCGTGAGGGTAACCAATAACCACAACCTTGCTTCACCGATTGTTGCAGCACTAAGCCGTGACGATTACACCCGAGGCAAGAGCCATCGATCAGTCACTCAACTGATTGACTCACCAAGGATACGGATACTGCGAGAGAAGCACTGGGACAGCCTCGAGGAGGACGTTTCAGAAAAGCTTTGGTCAGTGCTCGGCACCGCCGTGCATAAGGTATTCGAGGACTACTCTGGTGACGATGTGATTAGCGAGGAGCGTTTGTTCGTCGATGTGGATGGCTGGACTATATCCGGCGCAATCGATCTGCAAGATGACGAAGGCCCAAGCGATTACAAATGCACTAGTGTCTGGGCGGTGATTCACTCAAAGGTTGAATGGGAATTGCAGCTAAATGCTTACGCTTGGCTTATGCGCCACGCAAAACAGCGACATTCAAAACGTCTACGGATTATTGCGGTGATGCGAGACTGGAATCGGCGTATGGCTGATAACAGTAGCGACTATCCACAGGCACCCATAGCCACGATAGATGTGCCGTTGTGGAGTGAGCGAGATCAAAACGATTACATGGCAGAGCGAATCAGCCTTCATCAAGAAGCTGAGTTTGCCAATATCGTTGGCGACAGACTGCCTGATTGCACAGATAACGAGCGATGGGCTAAAGACCCAAAGTTCGCTGTGAAGAAGGGCACAAACAAACGTGCGTTGAGGGTGTTCGACAGTAGCGATGAGGCTGAGGCTTACATCAAGACTAACAATCTTGATAGCAAGCATCACATTGAGCATCGCCCAGGAGAATACACCAGATGCGCTTCAAACTGGTGTCGTGTCGCAGAGTTTTGCGACCAATGGAACGAACAGGAATGATTGAAAACGACAAGACCGTGTACGAAAAGATGCTGGGTATATGGTCAATCACCAAGATCCCAGCGTTACGAATGACTCCGCACAACGGAGAAGTGGGTTTCTTTTGGCAACAGGGGCCAATACTTCGGATGCCTTTCAAGGCTTTTGAGGATATGGCGCCAATCGAAATGGTAAATCTAATTGAGAAGGAGATAGACAAAGTCTATGGAATCAACGCAAAACAGTTCAGAGCCGACCTTAGCGGATATATGGCAAACCCTTTCAGCAGTCAACGTTGAGGAGTACGTCGAGACCAAGATGGGCCTGCGGTATCTGTCGTGGGCACACGGGTGGATGACTCTGATGCAGCATTATCCGAATGCAATCATGGACTTTCCGCCTATCGAGGTTCATGAGGACGGTAGCGTGACCGTTAACTGCTCCATTGTGATCGGCACCTTTGCCCGTCACATGTGGTTGCCGGTGATGAACAACAAGAATCAAGCCATCGTCAGGCCGAATGCTCGAGATATCAGTGACGCAAAGATGCGCTGCCTTGTTAAGTGCATGGCCCTGTTTGGACTTGGTTTGTATGTCTACGCGGGTGAGGAACTGCCAAGGGCAGAAGATTCAAAGGTGGAAGACAAGTCCCCCAAGAAAAAGCCTGAACCAAAAGCAAAGGCTGAACCGGCAAAAGCTCTGCCGCCGAAAGAGAGCGAATCTGAAATGACTGAGAATGAAGCCCGTGCGTTCGCGGATGGGATGAGCCAGTTTCTTGAGTTGATGACTAGTGTGGATGGCCTCAATAGTTACTACAAAGAAAACATTTCAACTATCACAACGGTGCAGAACCAGTTCCAAGACATCTATAACGAGATGATAGCTGCGTTCAAGACCCGTAAAAAGCAAATAGAAGAAGGAGAAGCCGACAATGGCTGAGTACATTAAAGAAGCGTCGAACGGTAATCTGTACCCCGAGAGTCCTGAGAAGCGCAAGACCGACAAGTATCCTCACTTTCGAGGGCCGGTATACCTTACCGCCGCTCAAGGGAAGCTGCTTGTCGAACACTTCAAGGCTGGTGCTGACCAGGTAGAGATGCGTTTGGCTGGTTGGAAGAACAGTGGCGACAGGGGTTCGTACATTGGGTTGAAGCTTGAGGTGAATAAGATTCGCAGTGAGCAGTTAGAAAGGCATGGCGGCGAGTTTGTCGAGCGGCGTGAGGCTAATCCTCAACAGGTTGATCTGACTAAAGACTTTGAAGATGACATCCCGTTCTAAAGATCTTCAAGACAAAGAGGCATGGTGTGCCGCTGGGGAAGTGGATGAAGGCAACTTCATCCGCAACCAAGGATTTGATCGTGTAGTGGTCTTGCCGAACGTAGAAAAGGCTCGTGACAAATACGCGCATGACATGAGGATATCGTTTCCATCAGACCTGAAAACAGTGCGGTCTTCATGGATTCATTCTCAGAGAATGTTTGGTCTTGACCCCAAGTACGCCATATCCCTCAACCGCAAGGATGTCGAGCGGTACAACAAGCTTTATCCAAACATTGTTATCGTGTTTGATATAGAGATGTCTGAGTACAGTGGCGTTCACTGGGCAGATCTGCACAGGATTAACATCCTGATCCGAAAGGGTATGGCGAAAGAGCATTCCTACAAGGATAGGGTCGATGACAACAAGGGAAACGCCAAGTCTAGCTATGTCTTTGACTGCCGGTGGTTTCCCGTGCTGCATAAGAGTGATACATGAACAATTGGCACGTTGTGTGTTTGGACTGCGATGTTAAGGGGTTTCATCAAGACTACCCAAGGGAGTGTCCATTGTGCGAATCGAAAGCCCTAATGATAACTGACCTGCGCTTTACGAGTAGGTGGGATAAGCCAAAGGAGGACGAGGATGAGTAACGATGCGCTAGAGGAGTACCTCAGAGAGGGCGGTAAAATTACTCAGATTGAGTATGGCGTTGCCAGGGACATAAACATCTGCATGAACTGCAAGGGAACCTATCCGGCGCATGACCTGAAGATTCAAGGATCTGTACGCAGGTGCAGGAAGTGCCGCCAGCGCAGATCCGAACTGATATCTAAGCGCAAGACATGAGGTTGTTGATCACAGCGGTAGCCGTTCTAATTTCGGCTGTGGCTTACGCTCACGTCCATGAATGGCGACTGATTGATGAGATAACAACATCAGACGGTGAACACATTTGTAGCTGGGTCTGTGACCACTCAGGCCAGACCCACAACATTCAGACCATTGGGTGCTGGAACCCTAACGATTAGAAGATCAACATAAGATAAGACAGTCCGAACACAGCACCGGCAATGTAAATCCCAGCCAAGATCCCAGCCTTGACCTCGTCATCGCTCATGCTTTAGTTAAAAGCCCCACGCAGCCGTGAACCAACATCGATTGGTGGCAGGTCAGCTAATCTGGATAGCTCTGGGACAACCTCAAGCAGGAACCGCTCCCTTAGGTTGATGTCTCTGATAATCCTCTGCTTCTCATCAGAACTTAAATCCATCCGCATGATGGTTGCTTTTTCTTTCCTCAGTGAGGCGAGATCCCTTCTGACCATATCGGTGCTACGCTTCATGCCTAGCAAGTGTTCCTTACCAGCACTAAACCGATGAAGCTCTTCTAACCTACCGTCTTCAGCAAGATCATTGTACGTCTTGTAGAAGCGATTGATGTAGTTGCTCATCTCATAGAACCGCTCTTTCTCTGCGCCACCAAACTCTCTGGTAAAGAACCTCTTTAAGACTGGGTACTCGGTGATCTTCATTGTAGGCAGCACAGTCCTGTTGTCGCCTTGTACCGTCTCGCTTCTGAGTGCCAAGTCGCTTATCTCAAGGATGTATGCGCCAAGTGTTCCTGTGTAGCCCTTGATTAGGTACTCAGCTTTGATCGGGCTAACACCCAATACTTGACCTATCATCTTAGCAACTTCCGTTGTGCCAAGGGTTTCTTGGAACTCTTGAGCCTCGCCTTGATCAACGAATACCGGCGTGATGTTTCGTCCTGTGTATGCGCTGTAGTTCGCAAGAACCTCAATGGCGGGGGCCACCGCCTGAACTCCAAACGGGTTTATTTCAAGCGTACTAACAACGCCTCGACCAAGGGAGCCTAATGTTTCTCGACCAGTCGCATCCCCTGTCGCGTAGCGTAACGCTCTCTCTGGGATCGTTTTGAATAACAAACCAACCTCAAACGGAATCGGATATCTAAACGCAACCCCGTTTGGCCCAGGGATAATCCAGAAGTTGTCTTTTATCTCTTCCGTTTGCTCTTGATATTGCTCGTCATCACTTACCAACATGTAATAAAGCGAGGTCATTGCGGCAATAGTTGCCCCTCGAAAGATGAATGACCTAGCCGCTTGGGCACGATCTAAGTTCTTGTTGGCGTTTCGCTTGCCTCGAGCAGAATTTAGAAGCAAATCAAGACCTTGGAGTCGAGCATTCAAGAACGGTATTGCTGTTGTCAGCACTCGCATGACAGGGTGAGCGCCGCGACGAGCAAAGTTCATTACCTCTTTCGCTTGCCAAACAGCTTCAGCTTCATCACCAGTGCGAGCTAGTACATCGTCATAAACCGCCTTCCTTGTGGCGAAGTCAGATCGTGTCGTGACATCACCCATGAAATTCCACAACCCGACAAAGGGTTTCGTGATGGATGCCGATGAATCCTCTATGTAGCCCCGCTCTTTCATTATCTTGTTCAGGTAAGAGCCGATATCTTTTGGATCTTTAGAGTAATCGTAGCCACCAACAACACCCGCTCGCTCAAGCTCCTGCATGTCTTGAGTGAAGCCCTTCAAGGTGCTTGCAATAGGCACGAAGTTTGCGCCAGATGTCACATAGGCAGACAGCGTGTCACGCATCATGTTAGCCAAGATAAACCCAGGCTCTCTTGTGACCATTTCCCGCAAGAAATTTGCTGGTGCCCCAAGAACCGTCTCAAGCGAATCGAAGCCGCTGCCAGCTAGTGGCTGAAGCGACTGATACACCAACGGATCTTCGATAGTAAACTTGCGATCCTTCCCGCCAACCCTGAATGTCACAGTAGGACGCCCATCAATGGCCTCACCGGCTGGTATCTCTGAGCTTAATCCATAACGAACCATGTCTCTGACAACACGCTGCTGAGCAACGTTCTTCATACCCATATCGACGGCGGCACTAAGGTTCATCGTGATCGCGTCCAGCAAAGGAACGCTTAACTGCTTCTCGCTGCCTTTGATCTTCTTAAAGCTTGATAGCGCAGTCAGTCCACCGAATATGTTTGGCACATTAGGTGTAGCTTCACCCTCTGCCTGACGGTAGAACGGGACGTAGTCTGATTGAGCAGCCCATATCTCTGCCATTTTCTCTGTCAGTACACCAGTGTCACGCAGGAACTTGATCGTGTTTCTGTTGTAACCCTGCCATGCGTCATACCAGTCTTTGATAATGGAACGACCGTTCTCATCAAGGTATTGCTCCGCATTACGGATGACCATCGCATGCTGTTCTGGGGTGCCTGGGGACTCTATGCCTCTCTGGCGCAAGCCTTCTGCTCGACGGGCAATGGCGTATGCCTGAGCGTCTTCTTCTAGCGAACCGTGTTGTTTTGTGAACAACATGCCCATGACATCAATCAAGCCCCTGAAGCTTTGCGTCTCACCCGCTCTATCAGATCCTTCTGTGAAGGTGTGGTTGAAGTCCACAACCTTGGTCAGACCATTTTCGTAAACAGGTATTCCGCTTGATATGGCTTGTGCAGTGATCGCATTAGATCTGTCTGCCGCCATGAGCGCAGGTATTGCTGCTGAACTAGCTAAGACTTCTCGGTCAAACTTATTCTTGTATGCCTCAAGCTGGGCATACTGAAAGATAGTGCTCTGCTTGTATCGAGTGAGGCGCTCTTCTATCGGGCCTTGTTCAAGAACGTTTAGATAGGTTTCGCCTGGGGTCAGATCTTCTGGGTTGGCGATTAGCATGCTATCCATAGCTTCCTGAACAGACTCGGGTCTTTCAGGAGCCAAGGCTCTGGAGAACATTGCTCTTTCTTCTGGCGGCAGGACGGCCCCTTTATCGGGGTCAGCAGCTACGGCTTGTGCGTATGGATCTGATGATGGGTTGAACTTGGGAACGTATCCAGCCGGTGCGTTCTCTGCAACTTCAATGTTGCGTTCGACGGTTTGCTTAACCTGACCTTCAGGTATCTGCTTGGATGCTAACGTCGGCGCTCTTCGGCTAAACGCTGGGCCTTCTTCTTGGCCGTCAAATCTTGCAGCATCCCCACGAACAGTCCCATCTTGCCTTCTGGCACTTGGCTTATCATCGACGGTGCGCTCTCTGTCTGCGTCCCTGAGTGCTTTTTCAACTTTTCCACGGGGTACTCCTTCCTTCTCAGCAAGTATCTCTGCTGCATCAAGATAGTCATTGTCAGAGCCTCGACCAGGCTGAACACCCAGTGCCCTGAACAATTGTTTCTCAGGATACCACATCAGTGCTTGGAAGTCGGCAGTCGTTATGTCGTAGCCTTGATCTCTCAGGCGCTCTCTAGCAGCCTCTACAACCTCGCGCATGTAAGCCCGCTCAACAACACCCTTCGGGGTCGCTTGCAACTGAGGCTTCAGGTTCTTCACATAGGTGCCGGTCTTCTTAAAGATCTCAGGCTTGGTGTGATTGACACCCTTCTCTATCTTGTAGTCTTTGTAGAACCGCTGATATCTGCGCTCAAGGTCTCTGATGAAATCATCAAACATATCAGGGTCTTGATAGATCTCGGTGCGCGTCTGATCGTTACCCTTGAGAACCTCGTTAACAAGCTGCTTTGGCAGCCCGCCGCTCTTCTTGACCAAGGCTTTTAATTCATCTCGCCTATCGTTACGGGCAGAATCATCTAAGCCGTCAACAAATGGCCTACCGATTGCTCGGTTCCACATCCGCATCCACCAGATGTCCATCGTCAACGGGTCATAGTTCCCTCGAATGTTCTGATAGAAGCCCTGTCCAATCTTAGGCCCAAGGATATAGCTACCCTTGACCACCACATCAGCGCCTTCAGCACTGGGAACCTTGATTGCATCAAAGCCAACCTGCGCGTTGAAGTCATCTGCAAACGCCGACAGGTCTCTAACGGTGAAGTCTTCATCTAAGAAGTCCCTGAGCGCCTGATTCTGACCGCTCTTGCTGAACTCGTTATGAAACTTGAACGCTTCAAGCATGGCTGCGTTACGCTCACCACCCTTATCAAATTCTTTCTTTGTCTCAGGGAACCGACCGTTCTTCTGATGAAACCGAAACATGTCCGTTGCCATCTCGAAGTTATCAACCACGGCCTGACCGTTTGATGTAACAGCAAGTCCAAAGTCAAACACAGCCTCACTCTCAGGCGACTGCATAATCGCAGGCTCAACCAGACCCATGACCTTCTTCGCGGTCTTGATCTTGCGGTCATACCAGCCGATAGCGTTTGAGTCGTTCTCTAGGGCCACAAGAGCCTCAGAGGCAAGCATGTCGGACAGTATGCCTATGTTCTCTTCAGTGTACTCAAACGGCGTTGTGCGGCCTGTAGCAGCCTCCCAGCGATCCTGTAATAACTGTGCCGCCTCAACCAAAGTGCGTTTCTTCTCTGGCTTGTAGGTGTTGTCCTTCATCTGCTTCAACTCTTGCTGAGTTGGTAACAGATCGGTGTTGGTCATGCCCATAGAAGCGGCTTGGCCTAGTGGGCTGAGCGGGGTTGTCCTTGAGTACAGTGTCTCAAAGACCTCGCCGCCTGGTAACTCACCTTTTGTTGCGTTCTTGGCAAGCACCAATGGGCCGACTTGTACGACTTCGTCAGCAAACGTAACGGGAGCACCTGTTTTCCTGTCGTAAAAGTATGAGTGTCTTCTCGGATCAAACCCAACCTGTGTCCATTCGGGGGAGTTCAGAACCTCTTCTGCTAGTGTTGCATTTTCTTCGGGGCTTCTGTTTACAAAGTCACCCATAATCTGAGCGAAGGGGTACTTATTTTTTCCCTCCATCACGGCTTGAGCATCTTCTTGTAGATTCTTTGGGTCTTTACCCGCTCTTGGCCTAAGCATGGTGAAGTCGGCATTCTTTATGGATGCCGTTGACATATGAGATATAGCCTTGCCTTTGCTGTCATGGATTGTTGGAACCCAAGTGCCAAAGTTTTTGTAGGCATTTATATCTAAGCGCAAGCCAACCCTAGAATCATCAGGAACAAATGCATTGATTTTGTCTTTTTGACTTTGAACGGCTAAAGCGTCAAACATCTCTTGGTCAGTGGCTGGCTCTGGCACAAAGTCATATGGATCAATCGTCCCAAGAACGACTGAGTCGTACTGATCTCTCGTTATCTTGCCTGCCTGAAGCTTTTGATATGCATCAGCAACTTCGGGTCGTACCTCTGTCTGTGGAGCGCCCACAGCCCTTCTGCTGAAGGATGGAGCGTCCTCATCACCAAGCTGTGAAATGTTTCTAGCAACAATGCCTTTAGTTCCTGACGCATCGATAGGCTGTGCCAACTTTTCAGGATTAATCATCTCGTAGAGAAACTTTGACTGCCCAGACTTTATGTCAAACTTACTGCCTTCAGGCACAAGGTGCTGGTCTCTTGAGTCATCAAACTCTGCTTCGCCAACCTCAATAGGCTCTCCCACAGTAGCGTAACCAACAAGCTTTGCAGGCCCAGAACCTGTTTCCACTATGCCAATACGCTTGCCGACATAAGGTCGAAGCGAGTCTTTATCGCGGCTTTCGTATTTCTTCTGACCGCTAACGATCAAATCAGCATAGTTTATATCGCCATCAGTTCTGACATTAACACCCATCTCAACAGGCTCTGTCGTGACCGCAGCCCTTCTGCTGAAGTCTGCCATTCGAGGTTGACCTTCGCGGCCCTCCTCTTCGCCAGTGGTCACACCTCTTGGCCCAGATACAGTTCCAGTTGCTGCATAAGGAGCCAAGCCGATCCTGCGCTCACTAAGCTGCAACGTTCTGGCTTCTCGAGATCTGCCGCCTATACGTCCAGCACCAATGTCATCAATGATTGCTTCAAAGGACGTGAAACCTGAGCCATCTAGGGCGTTCTTCAGGCCAGACATAAACCGCTTGATCCGATTAATCAGTGCCCTTGGCTTGCCGACAACCAGCTTTTGATTAGCTCTTTGATCTTTTACTAACTCGGCAACCGCTTCTTCGTTCTGCTGAACAGGGTTCAGTTCGCCATAGTTTTCTCTTGCCCAGCCAAGATAGGTTTGATTGCCTGACTTCTTTAGCTCACGGGCTTTTTTGCTAAGCAGGCTCCATTCTTTCTTCTTGAACAAGTCCATCATTCGCATTGCGTGAATGCTTTCGTGGTTCAGCGTATCTACGAGGGCCGCTTCAACCTGTTCTTGGGTCATAGATGGATCGGTCTTGATCGCATCAATAGATAAAAAGATTCTGCCTAGCTCTGGAGAATAAAAACCTGCGGTTACAGTGCCCTCTTGTGCATTAGGATCTACTTGTTCATCCCTAACGAAAGACCCCGACCCCAAATCACCACCAACAAGAAGCTCACGGTCAACCTCTTCGCCCTTTCGCCTTGGTCTTATGCCGTAAACGACGTTGCCATCCGCATCCTGTGCTGCTGTTCGTAGTGCAAAGTCCACATTGACCGGCACGTCAGAAAGCCCTACACCTTTCATCGCCTTCGCCATAGCGGCGTTAAACTGATCAAGAGCTAAGGTGTCAACTGGGGCTGGTGCTGGCAGAGCTAGTGGCGTTGGTGCCGCCACCTCAGGAACACCTTGCTCCTTCACATCAGATAACAATTGCGCGGCTGACTCCGCATCGGTTACACCAACCTCTTCAGCAAAGGCAAAGTCGTTTATCGATGGGTTTGCCTGTAAAACCTCAACAGCTTTCTTGAACTGATAGCCGGTATAAGGCTTCAGCTTAAAGACAGGTAGCTTGGTTGGGGAATCAAACCTTGGAAGGGAGCGAAGCTTCTGTGCAAACAGCTTGAACTCACCCTCAGTCATCTGACTTAGGTTTGTTCCTGGTTTAACACCGGCAAAGCGTTCAGCTAAGTACTTCAGTTCTGGCGAGTCAATCGGTGAAGTTATGTTCTTTGCGTCAAGAATGTTCTCTAAGAATTGTCTTGATACAAACTTATCTCTGTAAACAGACTCATCAACACGACCGATGCCCGTATTGGCATTAGCCTGATCCGCAAAGGCCTGCGCCTCACCAGCGTTACGAGCGAACGGAACGATGCGAGGCATGTTCTTCTTGGGTTTTCCGGCATCAAGGTAATCTTGTTTCTCTTTGGGGGTAAGCTTTCTGCCCCGAACCACCTCACCAGCACTACTAACCACAACATAGTTAGGCACTGTCGCTTTCTTCTTGCGCCGGTCTTCTACCCGATACGTCTCCGTTTCAGGCAGACCGTTGACTCGAGTGTCTGTCAGGTTGACCAGCTTGTCGCCTAGAACATCCTTAACTTCAGCTAAGGTAAAGTTGTTTGTTGGAGCCTTGCCCTGATCCATTCGCTTAGCGTTAAGCTTTTGAGACGCCGTCATTCGCGCCTCTTGACGGACGCCTGCACGAACATCACGGATCACATCATTAAGCTTCTCGCCCTCATAGAACCCACGGTCAAGGGTCGTTTCTGCTGCGCTATCAAGCGCAACGGACGTGTATGTTTGTTCTTCTGGACTGTTGGCAGCAAAGTTATAGCTCTGAAGCGTCTTCTTCTGGTCATCAGAGTAAGCCTCTGGCGATGATTGAATGACTGCATCACCGCCGTTGTAGACAGCATCTACCTGTATCTGTCGGTTCAGAGATGAAGCTAAAGCCGCTGCACGGCCTTGGGTTTCACTGGGTGCCCCGTAGGTATAGCCGTCGGAGTCAACGACTTGATATCGCTTGACCCCATCCTCGCCCAACGGCTCAGACCGAACACTGAAAGAAGATTCAGCGGATGGGAAGTATATGCCCATAAGCTGCTTGATGGCGTAAGTCGAGTCTTCTATCGGCGTTTGCTCATTGATCGGCACCATGCCGACACGCTCTCTTACAATGCGAGACCGTTCTTCTTCTGCGCTTGGCGCAGCTTCACGCTCCTGCCTTAGGATCTCTTGGAACTGGGGGTCTAGCTCAAGGTCTCGGCTTAAAATCTCAGCCCTTGACGCTATGTCCTTTTCTCTTTGCTCAAGAGCTTTTTGCTCACTCTCTAGCTGGCTGTCAAAGGATGTCTTGTTACGCCGACCGGCTATGGCATTCATCACCAAATCTGCGCCAGCACCAACCGCGCCGCCGATTGTCAGATCGTCATAAAGATTGCCACCGAGTAGTTCTAGATTCTCGTTATATACGTTCTTCTCAATGGCATTCTGAGCAATGCTTGCTGTGACTTCCTGTATTGCCTCAGTGGAACCGCTTCTGAGTGCTGACTTGAGCATCTCCATAGGGTTGCCCGCAATACCATCGAATGCGCCTTTGTCTAGGCGCTTGAGTAACGTCGCTGGAAGGGCAAGCTCAGACAGACCCACAAAGCCACCGCCGACAACCGACATGTCTTCTTGGTTCTCGCTGACTTCAATGCCAGCATCTCGAGCCGCCTGTATGCGTTGAGCCTGGTCTCCTGCGCCTGCACCAGCAGCAAGTGTGCCGCCCAGTGTGGCCTCTGCTGCGCTCATACCGCCCAGTGCAGCTACAGGCTTACCAGCTAGACCAGCAAGCCTCAAAACGCCAGCAGGGGTAAAGAACGAGGCCATAGAGCCTACGCCTTCACCGAACTTGGTTAGCCAGGTATCTCGGTACGCCTCATCGGCACCCATGTATTCATCAAGAAGCAGGCGACCTTCGCGTGACGCCGCAACAAGGGCGTTGTCATCACCATCATCGATGACATTTTCAAGTCCAACCACATTGGTGGCTGCATCAGCAAGCTCACCTAGACCTTCGCCAGCAGATAAGAAGGTGTTTGCAAAACCTCGAGGTATTGCCTTGAGGGTTTCGCCCACTTGGCCCAGCCCAGTGCGCTCATCAGCAAACGGGTCAGGGTCAGGCAGATCCGCAAAGATAAGCTCTAACTCTTCCTCTGTTGGCGGGGATTCTCCAGTGAGCTTTAGAGTTCGCCCAAAATCATCAGTTACTTGATATGTCGGCATTATATCTCTTCAACCTGAAACCTGCCTGTGTTGGGCTTAGTGCCAGATTCACCTTGGCTTGTGGAGCCAGAAATTTCACCGACGGGCACATTCAGAATGTTTGCTGCCTCTCGCAAAAGCTGCTGCCTCATAGCGTCCTGTGCTTGTTTATCCTGCCCAGCCATGTTTTGCCGACTAATTATGCCCTCAACATAGTTTAGAATTGCCCTTCTACTGGTTTCTTTTTGCTGTTCATTAAGTTGATTGTAGTAGTCTCGCTTGACGCCGATGTTTGCAAGTGTGGTGTCAATGCCATTTTCAAAATTCAAAACAGCTTGCTCTGCGGCGTCTTGCTTCGCTCCATAACTTTCTAGAGCACTAATCCTAGTCTTTTGCGCTTCAAGTTTATTAGCTTGCTTTTGAACCTCGCTTTGGAACGCCGCATCAATCTCTGACTTCTTGAGTCCCATCTGCATTGCTTGCTGTCTTGTTTCTAGCGCCCGTTTCTGCGCGTTGCTTGCGGCGGCAGCCTTGCCCGCGTCAGACAGCCCAGCACCCAAATCACCTCTTGCGATACCTGCACCCAAGGCTATCAATGCTTGAGATCCTTTCTCGCGCTTTATGTCAGCAAGCTGAGATTGCATCTGCTTTTCATAATCAGACAACAGACCTTCATAAGAAAGAGTTGGTCTTTCTTGGCTTTCAATTAGATCCGCCAAGGTCTGCCTAGATTTAAGCGTGGCTTCTCTTCGTTTGCCCCCAGCTTCTAAGATGCTTCTAGCACCAGAACCTTCTCCAACACGAGCGGCCAATCTACCTTCAGCAGACCCAGTGCCTTGAACCGCTTTTCCTCCACCAGTGCCAGTCCTGTCTTCATCTTTGTTGCCTACTGTAGTTGATCTACCCGATGCATCGGCACTTGTGCCTCCAGCAAGAGCGGCTTCAACAAGATCAGGATCAGCAGCATCATCTCCAATCCTGCCAGCATCGGTTTTAACCGCATCAGACTGATTTTCAGCTATATCAATTAGCTCCATCATGTTGACGCGAGAAGATTGGCCTAGTGGTGAATCATAGATACCTTCTAAAGGAGAGCCTTCTACGGAAGCAACTAGATCTTCTGTTATAGGGGATTCGCCTCGCTCCAACTGTCTCAGCGCCAGAAGTTCCGGTCGCGGTTGAGGCATTTCTGCACTAGCTAAATCTTGGAAGAACCTCCCTGCTGGCCCCAATGTGCGATCTGGCTCACCTAGAGCCGATGTCAATTCCGCCACTCTTTCTGGGTCTGATTGAGCTAACGCCCCAAACGCCGGATTGGAAGGGTCGTTCTTTAGAAAGTCTGGGATGAAACCTGAAACAACCTCTCTGTTTCTGGCCTGAAATTCTGCATCAGTCAAGCCACCCCTGACAGCAGGGCTTGGTTCTTGATTACGCCTAGCTTCAGATCCAGCGATAAGTTCTTGAATTAATGCGGTATTTTCTGGCGCTGGCGCATCGAGTGTGCCCACAGCAGGGCTTGCTTCTCTACCACGTCTTGCTTGAGATTCCGCGACTAGTTGCGCTGCCAAGGCAGAGTTATCAACCGCTGGCTGGGCACTAATTGGAGCAGAACCATCAACGTTGGATGGCGCAACTTGATCTGAACCAAACAGATTCCCCACCCTACGATCACCCGTACCTTCTGGTGGTGCCAATGCAGAGTTAATCATCTGCCGATACGAGGCAAAGTCGGCGGCAGGGGTAAGATCAGAACGGCCCCCATCGGGCATAACAAATCCACTCAGATCAGGAATTGAAGGTTCGCTGACCGAAGGGGTATCGCCACTCAAAGCTTGAATCTGGGCCTGCAAAGCGGCTGCCGTCCCCTCAGGGGCGCTACCTATTCCGCGCTGAGACGGAACAAAATCTTGACCACCACCAACAGCAGGAGATGCTACTTCCGCATCACGCCTAGCCTGAGACTGTTGAGCGAGCATCTTGCCGTATTCTGATTGATACATAGCGTCAATTGCTTCTTGTCCCATTGGGCTTGGGGCAGGGGTCATTTGTGATCTGGCAGGATTTAACAAATCATCTACATTTCTAGGCTCAAAAAACTCCATGCCTGCTGGGATGTCCCCTTGCTGTCTTGCAAAGATGTCAGCATATGCGTCTTGACTGTAGCGATCAGAAGGCATCGGCATGGTCGCTTCCATAGCCCCTAGTGTTGGTGCGCCAAGCTGAGACATCAGACCCTCGTTAAGCCCTAGCCTACGAATCTCTTGGGCAATCTGCTCGTCAGTCACGCCTTGAGCCTTTAGCTCTGCAATTCTTGGATCATCATCGAACGGGGTCGCCCTGCCATTAGCCATCTGAACCACGCCGCCAGCATACATGCCCATAGGAGGCTGCTGAGGCATCCCTTGAGGCATAGCTTGTGGAGGCATAGGCTGCTGCATACCCTGCGGAGGCATGCCTTGAGGAGGCACAGGAGGCCCGCCAGCGAGAGCCTGCATCTCAGGCTGCGGAGCACCCATAGCAGCGATACCCTGCTGCATTACCTGATCCTTTACAGTGCCCTGATTCTCTTGACGTTTCTGAAACCGTTGACGCATATCACCACGCCGCTGTATCTCGGATACGACTAAGAACTGTGGGATTTGCCCTGTAGGTTGCTGAGCTTCCTTCTGCAAGGCTTGATCAGGCAGGCCTTTAACCATGTCTTCGATTTCTAATATGTTCACTATCAGCCTCTCATAGCGTTATACAGGCCTACACCACCGATACCGGCACCAAGCAACTGTTGTGTATCGCTTGGGCCGCCGAATGTAGCTGTTGATGTGCCTGGTGTAACAGGTAGCCCCTGAAGCATCTGGCTAAAGAATGCAAGCTGCTCTCTTGGGAATGCCTGTTGTCGCAAGAAGTCTTGATAACCCATGTCAAGGCCACGCTGCTGAGAACCTCTTCTGATCTCGCCAGCCGCCTGCAAGTTACGCAATCGCTCGAAAGCCATACGCTGCTCATCAGTACCTAACTGACCAAGGAGCCTTGATGCATCAAGCTGTTGGCCTCTTGTGGCGCGATCAGCTTCCATACCAGCAAACCCAAGACGGGCGCGTGTTTCTGCAAGCTGGGCGTTCTCTGCTCTTGCTCGCATACGAGCTTCATTCTCAGCCTGATTAACACGCTCTTGAATCTCTTGTGCGTTAAGACCAAGCCTTGCAGCTTCTTGTCTAGCAGCCTCCTGAGCTTGGAACACAGCACGGTTTTCTTGTTGCTGTGCAAGGCGCAACTCTTCGTTTTGACCAAATGCAGTTTGCTGAAAGTTCTCTTGCGCTTGTCTCGCAGCATCCTCTTGCTGTTGTGCAGTCATCCCCATCTCAGCGGCGCGTTGTCTTGCTTGCTCTGCTGCTTGGAACGCCTGCTGTTGGAACTGCTCTCGTTGTGCAGCAACATCAGCGGTCTGACCAAATGCAGCCTGACGGAACTGTTCCTCAGCTTGTCGTGCTGCATCAGTCTGACCGGCAGCGGTCAAACCATACTGAGCTTCTTGCAGTCTCGCTGCACGGTCAGCCTCAAATGCTTGTTGTGCTTGATCGAATGCTGCTTGACCGCCTCTAGTTTGTATGTCGGCAAGCTGTTGACCCAAATTACGCTCTCTCTCGGACTGCATGATTGCTTCACGATAACCACCAAGACCACCTGATGAGGCTGCTTGTTGCGATATGTTTGCCCCTTGGATGTCAGACTGACGTTGGGCTTCTCGTTTTTCTATGTCCGTCACCAATTGCTGATACGGATTCATGTAGTCTTCTATCGTCGCGGTGTCAGCAATAGTGCCCGCTTGAAAACCTGGGCCTAAGTCCATTTGGTCAGCTTGATACCGAGCCTCTAGCGGCCCCATATCAAAACCTGACTGACGCTCTCTGGCTTCATAACCAGGATCAAAAGTTCCAGCCTGATATCCAACGTCACGTTGACCAGCACGATAACCTTGGCCCAAAGAACCAGCTTGATAACCGCTACCAATATCACCCGCTTGATACCCTGAATACTGCATCGGGGGTCTAAAGCCCCCAGCGATATCCATGCCCATACCGACATCTTGAAAGCCCACGTTAGCGGCAATGTTCGATGCGTCAGTGATTTGTTGAGGGCTTCCCGCTGCGGCCATCTCGGCCATGCCTTGCATACCGTACTGCTCAAAGGGATCGAACTCAGCGATACGTTGACCAGGAAACGCCTCATAAGGGCGAGTTGATTCGTATACGGTTCTACCTAGCAGTTCCTGAAAAAATGGTTCTGCATACTCAGGAAGATTTGTTTGTGTTACTACGCTCTCTTGAACGCCACCGCCGCCACCACCTTTACTCATCGTCAAAACTCCTTTCGTAGACCACATACGACCTAGAAAAACCATCTTGCTCAAGCCACTTCCAGAACCCCATTCGGGCTGTAGCTTCTATACCTGAGCAACCGTTATCTTTACCCCAATCCTTAAATCTTTCCAGCATATCCCAGACCCAATCGTTGAATCTGTCACCGCCTAGAAACTGCACAACAACCATCCGCTTCTCTGGATACTGAATAATTTCAGTGGTGCCAACGCCATCTATGTTGTGATCTTCATCGAACGCAACCCACAACTGCTGATTGCCGTTTAGAATCGACGCATACAAGAACTCCATGTTCCATCGACCTTGAGACCTCTTCACTGCTCGAGCCAACTGATCCCTGACATCGGGCCAAAGGCTGTTTAAGTAGTTGGTAGGCACCATTGTAATGGTGTGAGTTATCTCTCTAGGTAGATCTTTTCGAGAAACCTTTGGTTCCCTAGAGATGTCTTCTATTTTGCTTGCGTCAAACTCTAATAAGCTGCTCATGCTGGCAATGCACCTCCGGCCTTAGCACCCAATGGTGCCGGTTGTTGCATGGTTCCTGTTCGATCTTGTCGAACACGATCCATCATACCCTCTAACTCTTGAACACCCGAGTTTGTGTCGCCATCACCGATGCCAGAAACAACATCAGCAGGGACAATGAACTCACCAGGAGATACAGCTACGGGTTGTTGATCACCGATCATGCCTGGAACTTGATCATCCATACCTTTACCTTCGCCTTGGATGACCCCTTCTTTCTGTGAATTAGGTACAACAGATTCAAGCACCTGTGACCTGAGCATCTGGAACGCCTCAGAACCAAACTCATCAATGAATCGGTTAATCACAACCTCTGCTTGATCTTCCGGCAATCTACCAAGTAGTGCCATAGAGACCTGCTCTATGAGTTGCATAGCCATCGACTGATCCATTTGACCAGTGGTGTCACCACCCTCCTGCATGCCGTAGGCATTTTCGGTGATGTCATCGTAATAATTGCCGTACTCGCCAGCGTCATAAGAGTCAACAATCTTTTGAGCCTCTATTCGTTTTTTGCTCGCTCCCCTTCTGGGAGCCTTTCCTTCAAGAACCTCTTGGGCATCTCTAACCTCTTTGGGTATAGGCATAGACATGCCACCCATACCACCACCCTTACCAACAGCGCCAATGCCTTGATAAAGAGCCGGATCTATATCCATACCGGCACCAGGAATGCCTACATTGGGCTTTCCTACATTAATGTTTTTAAGAGCATCGGATGATTCCACCTCTGTTGGCTGCCTGAAGTAGCTGATCTCGGGCTGAAACCCAGGCCTAGTTCCCACAAGTTCCTCTGGCTTAACAGTGACTGGCCCTCGAAGTCTAGACTGACGCCCTGCTGGGGCACCGAATCCACCCATAGTGCCGACATTTCCAAGGTTTATTCCTCGGATCTCTCCTGGCCCACCGCCGTTCATCTGAATAGGTTGTCTGCCCATCATCTGTAGTTCTGCGTGACGGCGCTGGAAGTCATCGGGATTTACAGAGGTAATACCGCCGCCCATCATTCCGTAATCACGTCCGTATTCCTTGGAGTAATCAATGCCGTAGTCAGAGCCAGCTTGCCGGATAGAAGCATCAACAATGCTTTGAGCGTCCTGAAGGTCTTGCTCCTTCTCTGCTGCTCGCTCACCGTACATACGATCCATCGCGTCCTGCTGCCTGAACGCAGCACGTTGACCTTCGCCTATAGCTATAGGTGCTGCTGCCATTGGATTCAATAATCCCTTTGCAGAATCTGCAAGACCCCCTCGCCTAATGACATCAGTAGGGGCCATTTCTTTTGCTGCCATCAAAGAATCTTTTACTGCTTGATCCGCAACGCCAGCTTCGGCAACAGATGGGAGCTTAGTCAAAGCTTCCGTAGTCAGTGTTGGGTCAGCAGCCAACGCAGCCGCTTTTGCTGAATCTGCCGTCTTAGCGGCAGTTGCAGCCTCTTTTGCTAACTGCTCTGTTCCTGCAATTGCTTTTGCTCCAGCTTCAAAGGCTTTTCCAACTCCAAAGCCAGTCAACCCAGACAGCAATCCTTCTTTAAGGTCGCCGGTCACAGCCGTAGTAGCCAGACCAGAACCAACAGCACTAGCCAAAGCAGCATTACTACCCAGCGCCGTAAGCCCAGTCCCAAGAGCCGTACCCCCAAGAAGCGAGCCTGTACCTAAAGCAGTGAAAGCCCCAGGAGCAAGAACGCTACCCAGCAGTGGAGCAAGGAAAGGCAAGAAAGCCTCCGGCTGCCCCGTCATCGGGTTGGTTGTGAGTTGCCCTGTGGGCGACAGAGAGGCTATACCAGCCACCTCTATCGGGTTCATGTGAACCATCATGCTGTCGCCGTATCGGCCTTGCTGGGCCATCTGCTCAGCCATAGGCTGCATTGGGAACATGTTTGGGTTGTTCATTAGCTGGTCTCCACTCCGAAGAGGTTAAACGCGAAATCTCCCGAACTCGCATAAACTTTTATTACATCTGTCTGGTTTAAGCACATGCCAATCACCACTGTTTTAGTGGTGTGGTTTGCCAAAGATTCTGTGTGAAATAAGAACTGCTTATCGTCATCCGCCGCACCGCCAACATGAACGCTAACTCTAAATGAACCTTGGTTTGAGCCAAAGTTGCATATAACTAAAGAGCTAACTGTCGTCTGCGCTAGATTGGGTACGGTGTACAGGGTTGTTGATGTTGTTGCACTTGGGTTTGATTGGCCCAATACCTTGATAACGTCTGTCACGATGCACCCATCAACAAGAACTGGAACCTACGCATAGCAAGCGATCCTGTCTTATCGCCCTGAGTCTTGGCCTGAATCACATCGTTTTCGATCTGATCCATAGCCTGTTCGATTGTTCTGCGAGTGATTGCCTCATTGCCAACGTCGTATTCTGGGGCAGGCACCGGCAGTGGATTCTGTCTAGTCGCCATTACCGCCTACCGTCCTGTCTCATATCAAATCGTAGATCACCTAGTCGCCACCCAAAGCCAGAGCCTGTGCTTTCAACTCGAACAACAGCATGCCTAGCTCGAGTCCTTATGTTTGATTGAGTGGTGCTAGGTGTAACAGTCGCAGTAGCTTGTGTTGTTGGGGTCTCTAAGGGGAAGTTGCTGCCCTTAATCGTAAAGTCGATTGACGCGGCGTCGGTGGCTCCGCTGAACCTGAAGTCAGGAATGATTCTGCTGATCATCATAAAACGATCACCTTCAGCAATCTCAAGGTCTCCTGACTCAACAAACGCGGTCATTGCAGACCCATCATCATCAAAGCCAGTTTCTTGGTTATACAGATAATTAGCATCCGTCACCCCAGTGTTTACAGATGAAGCGATAGGGTTTGAGTTCTTTGACGTTCCCATCCAAGTGCCTCTATCCAATGTGCCAACAGCCCACAGATTCTCTGCGTAATTATACGATACATAGTTCGTGATTTCTGTGTCACCTTCGCCCACAGGGTAGAACCATATAACCTCTGAGAAGTCATTGTTCTCAGCAGCAAACACCTTAAACGCTTGGCCCTTGTTAAGATTAGAAAAGACATGTTCTTTTACGCTACACGGTAGTGGCTGGACTGACCCGTTGTAGACGTAGAAACCACCTGAATCCATGAAGTAGACCGAACCTCTAGCGTTTACCGCCGCGTTAGGCGAAATCATGGATATGTCAGTGCTTAGCGTTGCAAACTGGAATGTAAACGGGGCACCCACAAACCGCATTGAGTGAAGGCTGACATCTGTAAACACAAGGATTTCTTGCCTTGTTTGAACAGCGCCAACGATCTGGGAGCCGGAGTTTATTCGCACACCGCCAGCAGTGTTCGTTGCCGTTGGTGTCCAGTCGGCAGCGTTTTCTTGATCTGAAAAGCGTATGAACAGCGGATCAATGTTGGATGAACCAATCGGGTTTGTGCCGAAGGCTATGACATGCTGATCTATATCAGAAACTAAAACCTGCAATGCGACAGTTGGTACATTAGAGGCACCGCCCAAGGTTGTAGCGTTGACTGCCCTCGCCCCAGTACCGGAAGACTCGTCCCAGTAAAATATGCCACCACCTCGAATGTTAAAAATCAGGTCTTCACCAAAGTTGTCTTGACTAAAAAGACGCAACTGACCGTCAGCAGAAACACTGCTAGAGCTACCCCAAGTGCCAGAACCCCATGTCCCTGCACCCCAACCCGTGCCTTGAACAAATGTGTTTAAGCCTGTGTTTATCTGATACGTCGCAACCGTTGAACTGCCGCCATTACCACTGTCGCTTGCGTTAGCGGTTACAGTCGCACCGCTGGTGTCTTTTGCCACGATAGTAAAGGTGTTTGTCGTGGGCACAGAAGCAATCTGATATTCCTGATTCAAGACCGATGCAATTATATTGCCACCCAAAGATGCTGCATCAGAGAAAGTGACGAAGTCATTGACCACTGCACCGTGTGCATTTTCAGTGACGGTAATCGTTGAAGAGCCGTTGGTTGCTGCAAAGGTGGCATCACCCGCTCCCGATGTCAGCCTAATCGGTGTGACATCGGTGTATCCAGAGCCTTCTGCTATGTAAAACTTTAGATTGGTGCCAATCCCAAGATAGCTAATTGACTCAAGCGAAGACCAGTGATGGAGCGAACGGCACACACCAAGGAAGCTTTGATCAGAGTACTTAGTCCAACCGCCAATCTTTTCTACTCGGCCTTGCCTGAATCTGATCTTGTCAGAGTCAAACCAGCCAGCATCGGCTGTGTACTCGGTTCCCTCTTTGTTAACGCCTGGGGCGAACTGTACTTTCGCCAGAGTCATTTAGTATCGACCAATCAACGAAGCTAACCCTACAGGGCCACCCGTTGCCTTACCGACGTTCATCGCTGGTCTTATGTTTGGCGCTTTACCCATTCTCATTAAGCTTTCTGGCCCTTGAGATTGAAATCGACCCATCGAACGCTCTGGGCCTTGGGTTTGAAGTCTGCCTGTTCTTAGATATTGGCCTGCGTCGATCATTGGAGGAGGCGATCCTGTTTCAGACTTTCGTGCCCTATCAAACTCTCGCCCCCCACGAGGGATCATTCCAATTTCCGGCACTGCTGGGCTTTGCGGTGGATTGTTGCCAAACGTCGGTGATGGCGGGGCAGTCAATCCTGGGAACCTTGCTATTTGGCCCTCACGCGCTTGGGGCGCATTATTGCCAAGCAATTGAGCATTTTCTACACCCTCCATAAATACGTCGGATATACCTTGAACATTCTCCGGTCTAGAAGGATTAACAGTGCTTGCCCCACCTTTAGAGCCGCTCTTTCCTTTTGATGCGTTGCGACCAATAGATCCAAAATCGGGACGGCCCATAACCGCGCCATACGGCTGTGGTCTAGCAGGAAATCCTGTAGCAGGATCAATCTGCCTTTGGCTTATTGCTGGTTGTCTAGATAAAAAACCACCCAACCCTGTTGGGCCTTGCGTCCTGCCATAACGACTTGGCGGTTGACTGTAAGGATTTCTGGGCATTGGATATCTGGGTTGTTGGCTAGGAAATCTTCTAGGCAGACCTTTCCCATAGGTATAATCGCCCGCCACGATCCCTCTTGGGCCAGCAGAACCTAATGGATTAGGGCCATAACCGGGGCCGCCAAGAGTGCCAAATCTACCGCCCATAGTCGGCTGGTTAGTGGGAACAATACTCCCCCCGCCTTTTGATCCACCTGTACTAGGGCCGCCTCTAGCCATTATTGATACTCCCCAGATCTAATCATTTCAGTCACCTCTTCGGCTCTTCGACCCACCTGTTTTGCCCAGCGGCTATCCATAAACTCATCGGCTGCAATATCAAATTGTTCTCGAGACATTGCCTCCAAAGCGTTCACAAAACCACGCAGCCGCGTGATACCTAGATTGAAACACATATCGACCATAGCATCTCGCCTTGCCTTGTTCAGGCCGCCATACCAATAGTACGCATCTCGCAGTTCTTGATGGCAACGCTCTAAGTCATTATGTAGTAGGTAATCTATTTCGTCATCAGATAGCCCAAGGCCAGACTCGCTGATATTGCGCCCTACGCCTATGGTTTCAAAACCCTGCGTACATTTGTAGACCTTAGATTTAACGCCTTCATGGCGCTTTATCATTTCAATTAGCTCGCCCATTACTTTTCCCGTGCGACAGAGTTAACTTTCTCGTAGGAACGCATAGCGCCCAACCCGAGCATACCCATCATAACGGGCACAAGAAGCGTTGTATCTACCTCTGGTACAGCTACCCAGATGCTGATTATGTTGGCAATAATGGTGTTGTACAGCAGCCCTAATGCACAGATCCAGCCGATAGCAGGTCGCCATCCCGCTACAAATAACGACTTATGTGCAGCTTCCATCTTGTTGATTTCTAGCTGGCCTTTGAGCGCCTCATGTGAGTGCTTTTCAGACATAGTAGCAATCTCATGAGCCAAGGCATTCTTCTGATCCTTGTCCTCTATGAACTTGTCTAGTAACCCTGTAACCGGCCCTACTAGCGATGCAACGATACTCATATCTATTTCCTATTCGACCACGCCTGAGCGCCAAAGAAGGCTGCAAGTATACCCGCAACGGAAACGAAGTAGACTGCGGCCATATCACCTAGAATCGTCGCTGCCTGCGCCAGCCCGAAAAGCTCCGATGCAACAACTAATGACGGGTACA